GCTTTTAAAGATTATATTCCTTCAATTTCTATTCAATTTGGCAAAAAGTCGATTAAAAGTTCGACTGATCTAGTCGCTAAACAGAATCTACAGCACTTCGCAAACCTATCAAAACAATTAACATCAACTTACATAAATTCAGGAGTTCCAGTATGGAGAAACTTATCTGAATTAGCTTATTTGTTAGATTGTTATGAGGATAATCCAGTAGTACAATCAATCATAAATATTGATGCTGATGCATCTTCAAATCGAAAGTATTTCGTAGAAATACTGAAAACGGGAGAGCAAATACCTTTAAGTCAGTACAAAGGAGATGAAGGTCAATTATACAACCTTATAAGTCAACCCAACCCTTTACAATCTACAAAAGAGTGGATTAAGCAATTTAAAGTTTGTAAAAATGTTTTTGGAGAAGGTTTTATGTACGCAAATATACCTGATGGTTTTTCTGAAAATTGGGATTACAAAGACATAATATCATTAAATAATTTACCTCCATATTTAGTAACCCCACAATTAACAGGGAAGTGGTTGAGTGCTACAGAAAAAAAAGAAATTGTAAGTAGTTACTTGTTTAGAAATTTCAACAATAAAGAAGAGCCTTTATATCCTGAAAGAATACTTCATTTAAACGACGTAAATATTCGTTTTAATCAAGATTTTACGAGAGGGAAATCAAAGCTATTAGCTTTAAAAATGCCAATTACAAACATTCAAAAAGCTTTTGAAAGTAGAAATGTTTTGATTATGAAAAGAGCGCCTTTAGGTATTTTTTCATCAGGGAATAAAGATGAAGCTTTGGGTTCTTTGCCTTTGAGAGAAGAAGATATAGAAACTGCTCAAAAAGAGCTTTCAGGATATGGGTTACTTGATGGTCAAAATACACATATAATAACATCACAACCTTTAGTATATCAAAAAACAGGAAGTAACGTCAAAGAATTAATGCTTTTTGAAGAAGTTGAATCTGATGCGATTGCAGTTGCAGTCGCTTATGGTGTGCCAGAATTATTAGTAAAATATTACATCAAAGGTGGAACTTTTGAAAACTTAAACGCATCCGAAAAAAGATTATATGATTCAAAGATTATTCCTGAAAGCGAGGAGTTTGATGATGGATTAAATAAACTCTTAAAATTAAAAGACTTTGGAATAAGGCTGTTTAGTTCTTACAGTCACGTAAACGTTTTGCAAAATGATAAAAAACAAGAATCAGAAATCAATTACAAGAAACAGGAAATCGCAAAAGATAGATTTTTAAGCGGTTTAATTTCTTACGGACAATATGCTATTGAAGTCGAAGTACAATTAGAAGATAAATCTTTAGAGAAAAAATATGTTTGGGATTTAGAAGAAAATCAATTAAAAGCGATTGGTATTAATAATTCAAAATCAGGGAAAGATGAATAAAGAAGTTATAAAAAATACTCAAAAACAAATTGAAAAAGCAACCGATCCAAAAATAAAAGAAGCTTTAGAGAAAAAGTTAAAAATTATTAAGAACAATAAAACAGTACAAAAATGATAATCTGTAAAGAACTTGAAAAATCCTTTAAAACAAAAGAGGAGTTATTTGATGCTTTACGAGTATCAAAAAAAGAAATTATTGGTATTAAAAAGGCTCAAATATTAAAGTCTTTTGAAAAGGATTCAAATATTACAATTAAAGTTAAACCTTTAGATGCTACAAAATTATCAACAGTAGTAAAAGATATTGATTTTGATGATAATTACTATTACATAGCAGTTAATTCTACAAGGATTTTAGATAGTCATAGAGATTTACATTTAGATAAACTTTGGAATAAGTCAGTAAAAGACCTTCAGGGAAAAAATTATTTAGTTGATACTCATATTTTATCAATGAATACAACAATTGTAAGAAAGGAAAATATAGAAATGCTTACTGCAATTGTTCCATTTTCTATGATTGGTAAAAATTACAAAGGAGAAACTGAAATACTTATTTACAAGTTCCATAAAGATAAAATAATTAACGCAGTTGCTAAAGAATGGTTGCAAAGTGGCGATGCTATCGAAGCAAGTGTAAAAATGCGTTATACAGATATTGTTTTAGCTATGAATAGCCAAGCAAAAGAGGACAAAGAGGAGTTAAAAAACTATAATAATTACATTGATATAATCGCAAATAAAGAAGATTTTGAAGATGATATTTATTATTTCTGGGCTGTTAAACAGGCTCAAAATTTACAAGAAAGTAGTTTAGTTCTATTTGGTAGCAATCACGTTACAGGAACTATTCAGGAAAATAAAAACGAGCAGTCGGATGACACTCAAAAAACCGAAGCAGAGAAATCACTTCAAGAGCGAAAAGAATATTTATTAAACAATTAAAATCAACAAAAATGAAATTCAAAGAATTTTTAGAAAGTAAAAGTATTTCAATGGAGAAATACGAAGCAATGACAGCTAAAGAAACGTCTGCATTAGAAATTGAATTTAAAGAAGCTACAAATAAAGCTTTAAAGGAAGAGTTTCAATCAATGATTGATGAAGCAAAAAAAGGAAATATAACTCCTGATGCTTTAGAGACTCAGTTAGAAAAATTTAAAAAAGAGTTAGATAATTCTGATGAGTTAAAAACATTAAAGGAGGCAGTTGAGAAAAACGAAAATCTATTAAAAGAAGCTCGTGAAATTGCAAAAAAACAAGGTCAAACAATTACACAAATGAAAGACGGCGGATTAATCAATCCAGATTTTTCTGTTAACAAGAATGTTGTTAGAGAAATCGTAGAGAAACATTTAAAAGAATCTAGAGCGTTAGAAAACGAAAGTACTAACGAACACGGATTAAAAGTCCAGGAGGTTAAAGTTTTGAACAATCATTCAATGGGTACGAAAACAACCTCACAAGTTGCGGATGTTAGAAATGTATCTAAAAAATATATTGCACAAAAAGCTGGAGAACCAATGTATGTTGGTGGTTCAAGTACTGGTTCTGTTTCAGGACAAGCGCAAAACAGAACAAGCATTGGCTCTATTGGTATTCCTTTAACAGCCAACGAACACGCTTTGGATATTTTTATGGTAACTAATATTACAGGTTCTTTAATGAACTTATTAGTTTATGAAAATTTAGAAGCAAATGGAGAAATAGTTGCTGAAGGTGTTGCACCGTCTGCTGATTCAAGAATTGAATTAAACGACAAAGATTTCAAAGTTTTTGATTTTTCTGCAACTGCAACAATTTCTAAAAATCTTTTAAGAGATAAAGGGGAAGTTGTAGACGAATTAGTAAATCAGTTAGCTGACAACATAAAAACTGTGTTAGATAACAAGTTATTTAATTCAGGAGGAGACAACACAGTAACTCCTTGGGGTGTATTTAACACAAATCATTCTTGTGAAACTTTTAATCCTTTATTATTTACAGGGTCAAGCAAAAAAGCAAATGTAATTTCTGTAATTGGAAAAGCAAAATTACAAGCAAGATTAAATGATTGGGGCGCAGATTCTACTTTATTAAATCCAATTCAGTCAGATGAAATTGAAGATTTAAAAGATGCTGACGAAAATTCTATCAGAGATAATAGATTAGCAGTTAACAATCTTGGAGAAGTGATTGGAGTAAAAGGAATGAATAAATACCAAACAAATAAAGTTCCTCAAAATTCTATTTTAGTTTACGATTCCACAAAGCAATGTATTGGTTTACGTCAAGATATTGAAACAGAATTCGGACATATGGAAGGAGACTTCAAAAAACGTAGAGTTTCTTTTGTGATGGATATGAGAGGTGCTTATGGTCAAAAAGCAAAAAAATCTTCTATTTATGTTGATAGCGTTTCAGAAGCAATTGCAATTTTAAAAGAAGATGCAACTGCATCTTTAAATAGAGTTAAAGCATACGCAACCGGAAGTGATGCAAGTCCTTTGACTATTGCAACTTTAAAAAATGCAGGTGCAACAAGTTTGGTTGATGCAAATTTATCAACTTATCAAACTGCAGTCGCAGGAGAATCGAGTATTGCTGACTTATCAGCTTTACAAGCTTTAATTGATGCAAATAACTAATCGTCATGAGAGTTAAAATAGTTAAACCAATAAAAATATCAGAGGTAGGAAAAACAGTACTACCTCTTGATTTTGAATGTGAAATTTCAGATTCAGCAGGCAAAATCTTTGTAGAAAAAGGATTTGTTGAAGAAATTAAAGATTCTAATAAAAAGCCTAAACCTAATGAAGTAATCGATTTAGTAAATGAGGTTAAAACTTTAGAAGATTTAAGGCAATACGAATCTGACAAACGAGCAACAGTTGTAAAAGCAGTTGCAGAAAAGAAACTTGAATTAGAAACAATCTAATAAAAATTTATGATTATCAATGGCGAATATTTTAATGTAGACTTACTTCTTAAAGATACTGATAGCAGTATTCCTAACGCAGAAGCATTGGGAGTTGGGGAGAACTTAAATAATGCTATATCTAAATATGAGCCAGAGATACTTATAAAATGTTTTAGTTATTCTTTGTACAAAGAATTTATGTCTCAATTTGATGAAAATTATACGATAAAAGAAACTGCAGACCAAAAATGGAAAGACCTTTTAAATGGCAAAGAGTACCAAAAAGATGGTATGAATTGCTTTTGGCGAGGATTGATATTTGAAGAAGCAGAAGTTAAGAAAAGTTTGATAGCATATTACACTTTTCATCACTGTATAGTTAACGGAAATAATAACACTGGTATTCAAAAAGAAAAGAGTTCTGATGAAAGAAATTTAATTAAACGATTATATGTAAAATCTTGGAACGATTTTGTAGAAATGACAGTATTAGGAAATAATGGTTTAGTATCTCTATATCAATTTATAGAAGATATGAATGCTATAAATTCTGATACGTACCAAAATTTCAATCCAACATCATTTAAAAAGATGAATATATTTTCGATATGATTATTCCAGAAGAAATTTTAGAGAAGATTTTTGATACACTACCTGAAATTGAAATAGGTGGTAAAAATCATAAACCTCATTTTGATTACGGAATCCTCGAAGAACTTATTATTTCATTAAATAAAAAAGAGACTTATCAAAAAAGTAGATACCCTTTAGTTTGGTTGTTAACTGAATTTAAAGAAACTGGCAATATTAATTCAGATAATGAAGTGGTTGAAATTGATTTAAAATTGATTTTAGCGACGTATTCAAATAAAAAATACAGTTCAAAAGAGAGTTTAGAAAAAACTTTTAAACCTTTTTTGTTTCCATTATTAGAAAATATTGTTAAAGCTTTAGACCAATCAGGACAGACAAAAAGGCTAAAAACCGACGATAATATTCGTTATAAATTCTACAAAAAAGAACTAAAAGATATTGCAGAAAAACAATTCAAAATCATTTTAGAAGATACTTGGGACGCTATTCGTTTTGAAACATCTTTAGAATTATATGGTTTTGATTGTCCAATTAAAATAATTTATTAAAAAACAAAATATTATGCAAACAATAATTAATGAAGCATCAAGTGGGGGTAAAACACCATTAAATACTGGTAAAAAAAGCCAAAAATCAGAAGGTGCAGTAAAAACATACTTTTTAGCAAGAGCAGATTTCTCTTTTGCTGATGAAGTAGCTTTAAAGTCAAAATCTAACTGGGATACAGCAAAGGCAAACAAGGATATTATTCCTATGTATCAAGTTGAGGCAATAGAAGATAACAATACAGAAGATACAATTGCTAACAAAAGATTTAAAGATAGTAAAACAAAAAACGGACTAAGAGGTGTTACTTATTCTCACGAATTAAGCGAGGAGCAAGATAAGGCTTTACGTTCTTATGATGAATCTGATGAATATACACGTATTTTCGGAGTTACAACAGAAAACGAAATTCTATGTGAAATCCAAGAAGATGGAACAATAAAAGGACAGCCGAGAACTTCATTTATTGTTGGTGTGAGAACAAATTCAGTAGATTCAACTGAACCAGTAACTAAGGTTATGATTAAGTTTGATGATTACGCAATGTCAAACATTAAGCCAGATTTTAAAGCTGATGATATTGAAGGGATTTACGATGTAAAGTTAGTTTTAGTTTCTGCAACTGCAACTTCAATAAAATTTAAAGCACTTACTTATGGTGGTAATATTCCAAATTTAACAGTTGCAAATTTAGTAGTTAAAAATGTTGCTTTAGAAACTCAAACAATTGGTTTGAATCCTTTAGATAGCAATACTCAAACTTATGAGGTTACAGGGACGGGATTTGCAAATGATTTCACTTTAGATATTGATGCGGTTCAAAAAATTGGAGACGTTTCTTATGAAAGTGAAAATGCTTTAGTTTTAACAGGAATATAAGATGAAAAATCCTTATAACATAGAATTTGCAAAGGGGTTAAATATACCCTTTGCAGATTTTAAAGAAAGTTACAAGCTTGTAAAGGTGTTTAGAGATATGCAGCCAAAAACAAGAGAAACCGAACTGTTAAAGGCGCACAAAATAGCGTGTCCTGAACAGTATGTCAAAAAAGAATCTAAAGATGGCGACACTATTAGAACAGTATCAAAACGCAAAAAAACTAACTCCAGAAAAGATAGTAAGTGATGTATTTAAGTTCATTGACGCTATAAAAGAAGAGTTAGCAGCTTATAACGTCGCTACTCTACATCAAGATAGCGAAGATATTTTCGGTAAACCTATTGGATTTTATTCTCCTGGAACTGAAAATATAACAAATGGTCGTAAAAAAGCAGGAGAACCATTTGACTTATTAGAAAGTGGGGATTTTTTAGAAAGCATTTTCGCAAAAGTTCAAAAGGATAGCGTGTTTTTTGATGCAAGTGATAGCAAAAAAAAAGAAGTATTTGCAAATTTATTAAGCAATAATATTTTCGGATTGCAAGAGCAGGATTTAAACAAAGTTATTCAAGAAAGAATTTTACCTCATTTACAGAATAATATTATTCGTAAAGGATTGGGTATATAAAAAACAGGGAAGCTGAAAACTGAATAGAGTAAGCGCAACCATTGAAAAATTAAGAAAAATGGTAACAACGTTCAACAGAAAAGATTTAATCGAATTCGGTTTATATCTTTTATCAAATCAAAGGCGACAAATGTTAGCAAATCATCCAATATTTAAATCTCAAAGACTTGAAGAAAGGTTAAAAGAAGTTCATCATTCAGATGTAGAAAATTTTATATTTCAAAAAGAGCAATCTAAAAAGAATGTAAAAACAATGTCTTTTTCTAAAGCTTTATGGTGTTTAGAAAATATTGGTGGATATGTAACATTGAAATCGGAAAAAGGAAATTGGTATTTATATAAACCAACAGGACAAAATGTAAGAGTTGTGAATTGTGAAACAGGAGATTCAGAAGAATTATCTCCATCTCCAAATCACTTGAATTCTAAAGAATGGATTATTTACGGATTAAAGGAATAGCTAATATTTAGAAAAGGGAGTTTAATCGCTTCCTTTTTTACTATTAATTAGAGCGTTTAAATCCTCTTTAGAAATATGCAAATGATTTTCTGTAATGTGATTAATGTTTATGATTTTGTCAGGTTCATAGATTGTTTCTTTTTCAGGTTTGAAAAAAGTATCAAAAACTGATAAAAAAACAGACCTAAATAAAAAACCGAAACCAATTGCAATTAATAAATATCCAAACATAGTTAACAAAGATACAAAATTTTGAAATTAGATTTAGACCATATTTTTATTAAAGACTTTTTTAAAGCATTATCTTCTGGAGACTTATCTTATATCACTAAAAATAAGAGAAAGCAAAAGAAGTTAGCTTTAGTTTGGGATAAACTACTTCAAGATTATGAAATCCTTTCAAAAAACAAAACACTTTCTAAAGAAATTGATGTTAACGCAAAGATTGAAAGTTTGTATTGCAAATTTAAAGCGATAAATATTTGTTGTGATGCTTTAAAAAAGACATACAATAAAGATGCAGTTGATATTTTAAAGGAGCATTATTTTTTTATTGATGAAAATAATTATCAAAAAGAATTAGATAGGATTAAAAATGAAAGCAAATCTATTTTTATTCAGATTGAAAAATTAAAATCTGAATTACCAAAAAAAGAAGTTTCAGAAAAATCAAACCCTCAACACATTGATAAGGTTATTTTAGGTTACTGTTCATTTGTTGGTGTGCAAATTAAACCAAATTACTGTACAGTAACAGAATTTGAAGGACTTAAAGAATTATTTTCAGATAAATTAAAACAACTCGAAAAACCTCAAAAAAATGTCTAATAAAGGAGTTGTTACGCAATACGAAATAATGGAAAAAGATGCTTCTAAAGGCATTATTGACCATACCGTTTATTTAAAAACAGCAATTGAAACAACTGAAAAATTAATCGATGTTGCTAAAAAATATAATTCACTTTCAAAAGACTTTAAAGGTGCTAAAACGTCAAAAGATATTTTAGATTTAAAAGCAAAAGAACTTACAATTTCTCAAAAACAAGTTGATTTACAAACCAAACAAAGTCGATCGGAATTAGAAATACTTAAAATTAAAGAAAAGAATATTGTAATCGCTCAAAAAAACACTGATTTACAAACTAAACAAATAAAAACAGATTTAGAGCATCAAAAAATTAAAGAAAAAGATATAGTAATTTCTCAAAAACAAATTGATTTAATTTCCAAAGAAGCAAAGGCGGAAGTAGAGATATTAAAAATTAAAGAAAAAGAAATAGCTATTGAAACTAAAAAAGTAGCTTTAAAGCATAAAATTGAAAATCAGAAAAAAAGAGGTATAGTTTTATCTGCTGATGAAAAATTAGTTTTAAGACAAAAAAACAAACAATTAGCGGAAGAAGCTATTTTAATGAGTCCTTTAATAGGTGCTTATCAAAAGTTAAATTTAAAAAGAACCCAAGCTAAAAAGAAACTGCAAGATTTAATTGCAAGTGAAAAAGCATCAACTTTTGAGCTAAAAAAGGCGCAAAAAGCATTTGATAAATACGATAAAAAAGTACGTCAAGCAGATAAAGCGGTTGGGGACTTTACTAAAAATGTAGGAAATTATAAAAGTGCTTTTGGTGGATTAACAAAATCTGTAAGAGGTTTAATAGGTGCTTTTGGTTTCACTTCTGGAATAATGATTTTTTCATCTTTGGTAAAAGGTGCTTTTAATCGTATTCGAGAATTTGATAAGTCAATGCAAAACTTATCAGGTATTTTACGAGTTAACAGAACTGATTTATCAGATTTAGAGCAAACAATTATAAGTGTTGCAGGTTCAAGCGTTAAAACTTCAAATGAGGTTGCAAAATTAGCTGAAACTTTGATAACTTTAGGAAAATCTAAAGAAGAAGTAAAAAGCCTTTTAAAGCCAGTTGTAGATTTAGGAATTGGATTAGACACAACAGGAGAAGAAGCAGGGGAGTTTTTAGTTCAAATGTTAAATACATTTGGAGCATCAACACAAGAAGCTGGAAAATACGCTGATACAATTGCTACAATCAGAACATCTACATCCTTAGATTTTCAAAAAATGCGAGATAGCTTCCAATATCTTGCGCCAATTTCAAAAGCGTTAAATAAAGATTTAGCATATACTGGTTCTTTAGTCGGAATTTTAGCAGATAACGGAATAAAAGCAGAAAGAGCAGGACGTTTAATGGGAACTTCACAGCAAAAATTAGCAAGTGAAGGAAAATCTTTAAATGATGCTTTAATTGAGTTAAACGACGCAAAATCTAAAAATGTAAGTGAATTAGAATTACTTGCTTTATCTTCTAAATTATTTGGAAAACAATCTTCTGCATTAGGATTGGTTTTAGCAAATAATACTGATTTAATTGAGAAAAATGCACAGGCAATTAGAGATAATGGCGGTGCTTTAAAAGATTTAGTTGATGGACAATTAAAATCTGTAGACGCTAAATTAAAGATATTAGATTCAAGTTGGGAAGAACTTATTTTAACTATTGAAAATGGAGAAGGTAAGTTGTCATCTGCTTTTAAAGGGTTTATTGAAACGTTAACTTTTGCAATTCAAAAAACTACTGAGCTTGAAAAGGCACAAAGCAAATTAGCAAAAATTGGAGTTGAAAAAAATGGGTGGAGAAGTTTTTTTGATACTGTTTTGCCTGGACTTAGTTTGTTGGGTTCTGGATATGATGATGCAGAAAAAGCGCAATTAAAATTTAATAAAACAAATGAGGGGATAGAAAAAAATGGAATTTCTATTTTGAATTCAATGCGTGACCAATTGTTTGCAAAAGTTAGATTAAACAAGATTTCAGAAGAAGAGCAAAAAGTTTATTTGAACCAAATAAAAGTAATTGAAGCAACAATTGAGAAAAAAAGAGAAGAAAGGTACGCTTTAGAGAAAAATGCAATCGCTTTGGGTTTTAATAAAAAGGAACTTGGTAAATATTCTGATTTTATTGGAGATTATACTGATGGAGATTTGCGAAAATACATTGATGCGAATAAAGAATCAACAGATGTAATTAACAAAAAAACCAATGTTCAAAAGGAATTAACAAAAGAAC